GAGAATCACGCTGCAGGGCGGGCGGCGGCGCCGAGTCCATCGCCTTCACCTCGAACGGCATTGGCGTGAAATCGATGATGTCTTCCGGCTTCGTTCCCTTCGGCGGCTCCAAGCCCCAAAGGTGTTCCTCGCCGTTCTTGTGAACGATGGGCCTGCCCCGCGGACCCTGAAGGGTCTTCGGCCGGCTGGCCTCCTCATAAGTGACGGAGGTCATCTCATGCTTTTCGACCGTCCCGTTCGGGTTGGCGTAGTAGGCAATAACCTTGTCGGTTCTAACGCGAGTCATTGCGCTTCTTTTCCCATGCTACGCGGTCAGGATCGCGCCCCGGCTTGGCCTTCGGAGGCTCCGGCCGCGCGGACCAATCCGGATCGTTGCGTGTCAGCGCCCCGACCCAATCGGTCATCGTCATCTTGACCGCCTGCCCCTTGTGGTAGGCGGTCTCTGTTTTCTCCTCGCGCGGCATTACTCGATCGGGAGCTTGGCGACGTAGCAATGGACGGCCACGCTGTGCGAGGTCGAGCCGATGTGCTGGACGTAGAGATAGATGTACTGGTAGAAGATGCCATTCTGCTCGGTCGAGAAGAACACTTCGCGGCGCCCCGGCGAGGTCGTCGAGCCGGTGCCGAGGATGTCGGTTTGCGTGGTCGTGCCCGAGCCGTTCGGGAGGGTCGAGCCGAGGCCCACCTGATGCCCGCCAAGCACAACCGGCTTGGAGCCATCCGAGTTGTTCGAGCCCAGGATCCAGAGATTGGCCTGACCGTCTGTCGCCGTGGTCATCGCGGTCACATTGAAGATGGCCGCGAAATCGCCGCGCCCACCCGAGAGCCCGATGATCCCAAGGTCAGTCCGGACATCGCCCGTCCCGCCAAGGTTGAGAATCGCGTTGGCGGACGCCACCTGACCGATGCCGCTCGCGGTGTAAGCCGCGGCGTTGTCGGAGAGGAGCATCTTGCTGTCGTAGCTGTAAGTCCGGCCCATCGGGGCGCTCCTGTTTCACATGAAACGGTATTCAGATACCGCGCTTGTTACGCGACGATGGTCGCCTTGGTGAAGGACGAAAGGCGGGAGAAGCAGAACAGCGAGGCGTCGACCATGCCGACATCCCAATGGACGTGGGTGTTGTAGGTCACGCCATCCTGAAGAAGCCCGAAGTCGCGGACTTCCATCGCGTTGATCTGGATGCCGTGCAGCCCTTCCTCGCCAAAGTCGATGATGTAGGCCGAGGCCGTCACCGCCGAGCCGCCGCCGGACCCAACCTCGTTGAACTGAAGGACCGGCGCGTGCAGATCCTTCTCGTAACCCCAGAGGATCGGGATTCCCGCGTAGGTCAGCTTCTCCTCGCCGGTCTGGTCCCAGGTCTGCATGACGAAGCCGGTCAGGCTTGTGGTGCGCGCGGCCTGGATCAGGTAGGGCTTGAAGTCGAACGGCATGATCATATGCCGCTTGCCCTTCTTGGCGGTGTTCTTGATCGCCGTGTCGAGATTGAGCAGCGAGAGCGCGGCGCCGCCCGAGGAGGCGGAATTGGTGATCGTGCGGCCATAAGCGGCGGAGCGCTTCTGGATCCCGTTGAACTCGGTCGGAGTCGCCGTGTTGTCGCCCGAGACGAACTTGGTCGCCCAAAGCTGGCCGAGCTCGGCCATCGCGTTCTTCTCTTCGATCGCCCGGCGCCGATCCCCGCCGCGGTCCACGAGCGCCCGATCAATCGGGATGTCGTGGTCAACGATGAAGGTTGCTTCCTGGAACGGGCTGATATTGCCAGCGCCGGAAGTCGAGACGCCGTTGATGGCGCGGAACGCCATGTTGCCGGAAAGCGCCGTCTGGCGGAACCCGGTATATTGCGGCGCCGACAGATTGACGAACGGCAGCGCCTTGAAGATGTCCGTCGATTCGGCGAACATTTCGATCAGAGGACGCGCCGCCTCATCCATGTCGGAGTTCTTGATATACTCCGGAAAGGTCATTACCGGCGAGAGAAACGGCGTGGCCATCTGTTTGTACCTTTCCTAGCCTTTCAGCTTACGCGGCGCTCTTAGCCGAGTTCGTTAGATTCCAGTGCCGGCGATCCATCGCTGACATGTCGTTCCAATTGTCCGGTCGGCCATCGGTGCGGCCTTCGACGGCCTCGCGCCCGATCGCGGAGAATTTCTGCACGCCTTGGCGAGACAGAGCCTCGAACACCTTCTCGAACCCGGTGATGATCGCGGGGGTGAACAGGGTCTGGGAAAACTGCTTGCCGACATCCTCGCCGAAGGCGGCGACAAAGCGCTTGTTCAGCGCATCGACCCGCTGCGCGCCATTCGCGCCGAGCGCTTCGTCGCGCTGCTTGACGGCGGCTTGAAGCGCTTCGTGCTTGGCCGCTTCGATCTTGGCGTATTCGCCGATCGCGCGGGTGAACTGGCCTTGCGTCCAGCCTTCCTCATGCGCCATCTGGCGGACGGCGAGATAGAGAGGATCGTCTGGGTTAACCTCACCCATGCCTTCCGGGATCTTCAGATCCTTCGGCAACTCGGGCTTATATAGATCGGCCTGGGCGGGGATCTGCGCCTTGCGGGCGTCGATCTCGGCCTTGGCCTGGCGAAGCTCCTCGTAGGACTTCGCCCAATCGGCCGTCTTGAGTTCGCCCTTGTCCTTGTCCCAGAAGGAATCCGGAACGCCTTCAGGCCGGGTCTTCGGAACGGAAGCGGCGATCGGCGCGGGAGTTTCGCCCGCGGGGTCTGGCGTCGTCCCGGTCATCAGGGCCGGTGTCGGGGACGCGGCGACGGCCGGCGTCACCGTAGGCGACGGGTCGCTGGGGCTTGTGGAGGAGGCTGGCGATATCGCTTCGAGCATCTGCGGATTCAGGGGTCTCAAGGGCCTTTAGAATTTCCGCCGCCAATAAGCGTCGCCCGTGGTTTCGGCTCAACGCCCCAACGTCCACCCCCTCCGGCAGGACATCCAAAAGCACCCGATGAAGCCGCTGGCGGAGATAGTCCGTCTCGCGCGCACGCCCTAGCAATTGCAGGCCGGCGGCCTCTTCCTCAGTGCTGAAAATCATCAGAAGCTCTTCGACCGAAGCTGATATTGCGGCTGTGCGGGCGCCGGGCCGGCGAGGTCAGGCTGAGGCGTGCCGGTGGCCGGGTTCTGTTGCGCCGAGTCCGGGACAGCGCCAGGCTGGCCGCCCTGAAGCTGCGTCATCTGCTGGATGGCCGCATTCACCTTGTCGGGATCGCGCATGGCGATGATCTTCTCTACGCCAAACTTGGCGAGGAGATTCTTGATCGTCACCGTCCCGTCGATGGCGATCTTCGCCTCCTCGGGGAATGTCGGCATCACAAGGCCAAGGAAGCGGCTGGCCGAGGCGATGTCCTGTTGCTCCTGCGCCTTCTGCGCGGGGTTGTAGGGCATCATCGTCAGCCGGCGAGGCTGGCCGTTCGCGTCCAGAACCTCGATCTTCTCGATCTCGCCCGCTTCCGTCATCAAATATTCAAAGCGGCCGAAAATCTGTGCGGGGAACTCTTTCCAGAATGGCAGGGCCGGCGTCCCAATCCGGCGCTGCGCCATCGCCATCTCGTCATACCATTGGGTGGCGGTCGGAGGCGTATCCCCCCGCTGTTGCGGCCAGTCGAGGAAGAACAGGCGCTTGATGCGCTGCTCTAAATCCTGGCGGTCATAGATCGCAGCATCCGGAGGATTTGGCGTGTAAATATTCTTGATGTCACCCGCCGTTCCGGGCCGAATCGGGTAGGCCATGCCCGATTCCAGGCCGCCCTCGATGTTCGCGAACGAATCATCCGGCCATGAGAGCGAGGGCTGTAGCATCTGGTCGAGATTGCGGATCTTGCCGGAGGCCAATTCGTCAAGATTTCGGAACTCGGGCAAGCATTGGATCATCGGGCCTACGCCCCACGCCCATTCCGGGCCCGGATTGAAACGGCCTACGATAAGAGGGCAACAGCCCGAGCCGCGAATGGTGGTGGGCTCCCCAACGATCTCGCCGTCGATGGTGACGGCGTGCATCCACGCTTCTTCTTCCCGGTCGTCATAGACGCGCCAGAAACCCCAAACGACGGGAATCCGGTCCTCCTCGTTCTGCCGGGGCTTGCCCATGACCTTCTTGGGAAGCTCGACATCCTTGAAGATCCGCTTGACATAGCGGCGGCGCATCCAGCGGCAGACGAACCTATCATCGATCATTCCCTCGCCGTCGAGATTGATTTCCAACTCTCGGATCGGGATCGACTGACATTTTCGTGGCTGGCCGGGCCTGCCGTTATCAACCCACATGGCGATCGTGCCGATGGCAAGATCCGGGTTCGCGCTCTTGGCGAATTCCGCATAGAAATTCGAGGTCGCGATCGACTTGAAGATTTCGCTTGTTCCCTCCTTGGCCTTCTCTTCGGCCTGGACCTTTTGGGCCGGCGGAGTGCCGATCGGCGCGGCGCGCAGAACCCAATCCGCCGCTTCCGGCATGAACGTGTTCTGGATAACAGTCGGAAAATCCCCGCACGTCTCAAAGGCAAACGATTGGTTCAGTTCGCCGGAGTCCTGCGGCTTCCAC